GATTCCTCTTCCGACGAGTAAAGAATTTGGTCTTAGGTTAAAATTATTATTTTCAGGATTTAAAAATTTAGGATCAATATTAATAAAGTTATTACCATTATCAATTGCATCTTGTAAGTGTGACTCTACATTAAATCCATTAAAAACATTATTATTTATTTGAGGTAGTTTTGTTACATTATTTGGACCTATTAATGAATTACCCCCAGGAAAATGTAAAATATTATTTTTAAATATTCTACTTGTCTGCTCATAAAGATTCCCAAATATATACTGAGGAGAAAAATATGTTCCGCCTGATGCATTAACTCCGTAAAAAGTCGTTGCTCCAACAGGAGTGTAAAAAACACAATTTTCCCAACTCCAATTTGGATCGTTAACGTCATTAGCATGACCATCTTCTCCCGATAAAAGACGACCTGAAGAAGCTTGAAAAGCTATTACAATTTCGCAATTTTCCCAGTGCATAGATGAGCTAAATCGGCTTCGCGCTGCGCCTGTCCATGAATAAACGCCATTCATTATCCATCCCAAAAATTTACAAGCATTGAATGTACAAGATCCCTTGCCCGGAATATCGGTAGAACTATATATTGAAGTACTAGCCGTAGGCCAAGCGAGTCCATTATTAGATCTATTAAACTGAATTCCATTAAAAGAAGTGTGCAGATCTAAATATACTCCAGCGCCAGAAGTTCCACCGTAACCATAATAACCTATAGTTTTTGCGGTCATCAGTCCATCAAATATTACTTCGTTTTTTGTTTCTGCGTGATACTCATATCCTTCATAGGTATAATCTTGCCAATTAGCTGTATTTTTTTGAATGTGGAATTCATCTGGCCAAGAATATGTTCCGTTTAAAATAACAACCTTAGAACCATACGGAATGCCAGCAGCTACAATATTTTTAAAGGCATTAAATGGTCCAGGATCTCCATCTGCGGTCATTGCAGATGCATCTTTTTGAGAGCCGTCTCCATTTAAAGGGTTGCCTGGTTGGAGATAATATACATTAGTTTCTTGTTTCTTCAATCCGCCAATTAATTCAGACTTAGGTTTAAGTCTTAGATCTTCTTCTCCCGCAGAGGTTTTTACAAATAAAGGGTCACTAGAACTATTAAGATGCATATCTGGAGGCAAATTCACAAACGAATTAGTTGTCGAGTGAATCGCGCATTTAGAAAATACCCCAGAGCTTATGCTATAACCGCCAAAATTACCACCCACTTCACTATAAAATATAGAATTTTTAATATAAGATCCATTAGAGCTACTAAAAGAGCCTCCAAGCATAATTGGACTCGGGCCATTATGAACATAATTATATCCTGATAATTTAATAAAACTGCAAGAATCAACGGAGTATTTAATACCTGCATTGCCAGACAAAAAAGACCCTCCAGGTCCATTATTATCTGATAACGGTATATTAAACTCGCATCCCGACAAAGTAAATTCGTAACCACCGGACGCAATACTAGAAAAGTAATCAAATGGATTAGAGTTAGTTCCAGAAGCTAGATCGCAAGTAACCTTAGAAGATATTAAACTAAAACTTTTCCAATGTAGTCCCGAAAATAATCCTCGATTAAGGTAACTAGAGCTGTTATTTATATGAAATCCGACTTTATCAATAGTGAGTGGAGTCTTGGACTGTGGAGAATCGGTAAAATTTGCGCTAGATAAATAAAAAGCAGCATAACCGTTCAGATTATTACCGCTAGTAAACCTTGTTGTCGCTGGATCTTTTCCTATAAAAGATAAACCACCAGGGAAAGAGCTCGATATACTAGTATTACTAGAACCATAATTACCTGGATTTTGAAAATATAATTCATGATCCCCTTCTTTAAACAAAAGAACGGCAGAGTTATCGTAGTAGCCAGCATCTATAGCATCATACATACCGCCAAAAGGATTATCGTAAGAACCGAGCGTACCTTTTGTTACTACAATATCACCTCTCATATCTTCATGTCCTGATACTGTACATTGATAATAGTATGTGTCTGGATATTTTGGAGTAAAAGTGGTAGTTCCGCCAGATTCAGAAGCTACTTCAACTCCTTGACTATTATAAATAGCGAGAGGGTGGCCGCCAGTATTATTCGTGAAAGTTAATGTGTCTTGAATATTTGCGCTAAGAACTGGATCTGTTCCTGTTGCATCTCCACTAAAGGTATAATTATTACCATCTCCGCTATCTAAAGTATAATTATATGATGCTTGGGTAGGGCTATGATTATGATCTACCCATAAGCCATTTGGGTATTTTTGCAGCAACTCATTTTGTTCTTTTAGTCCTCCAATTAATGGCGAACTTGGTCTCAATGAAAAATTGCCATTATCAGCATCAATAAATTGTGGATCAATAGTTGTACCTCCAGATAAATTATTATTTATAGTTCCACCTGCATCTGAATCGTTTTCTAAATAAAAACTATTTGTTCCTTGAGTTGCAGAACCTAATCGGGTTAAGTCTTGATTTAGGTGTGCATCTCGTAAATATTTAATATAAAATATATTATTCTTTAAAGTTACATAACCACTGTTATATATTAAGTTATATTGATTATGTTTAACTCTAATATAAACAGTATTATTTTCAAAAACAGCACCACTACCACCAGAGACATTCATGAAGTAGGAGGGGCCTATGTATTGATAGTCAAAAGTACAATTCTTTATATAACCACCATTCCAGTTACCCAGCACGCGAATCCAAGATCCACTTGATGGATCTTGCTTGGCTGGAGCAAGTGTTCCCCAGGGTGTTTCTTGTGTGGATAGGCAGGAATCTAAACTATGCTTATATGCGCTATAAGCACCAGGTATAACATTAGTGTTATAAGTGTTATAAAAAACTACATCCTTCCATATCACATTATTTCCTGCAAAATACGGGGCATTAACAATTATGTATGCTTTTTGTTTGTTTTTTGCTTGAATGGTGCAATTACTTGGCCACCACATAGCATATGTGTTATAATCCCAAGCGTATCTTCCATCTCCAAGAATGATGGTTCCCCCCGCACCGTCTGCTTGATATGTAGCATTACCACCACCAATAGGATTATCTGGCGTCCATGTCCCGAGTTCTTCAACAAGAAAATTAACAGTACTAGAGGCTGTTCCGAAAAGGGTCCATTCACTGTTAGTTATTACCCGAAGGTTATTAGTAGAGTCAATGAGTAAAAAAGGATACTCTTTACTTCCTGCAGGTGCCCAATCTGTAGGATTGTTTTGGGGTTCTGTAGTTGAGTTGTTATTGTTTATACATACGAAGATTCTATTTCTAGAACCATCATTATATTCTATTCTATCTCCAACAACATAATTAGTTGCTCCAGTATTATCCCAGACTGTTCTAGAATAATTATCAGTTATTTCTACATATACAGTTTTCACTATATACCCTTACCTATTAATGGAGATTGAGGTCTTAAAGAATAATTACTATTTTCATGCGAACTTTCATCGAAATTTACCATTAATGGATCTCCATCAAATATAATTTCAGAATCATTATAACTTGATACATCAAAATTATATGAAGCACAATTAATAACAGTGGATCCAGAATTAACAGGCGCAAAACTTTGTGGAGATACTGTGCTGAAAATACAATTTTTAAAAGTTGGATAGCTGGTATTAAATTTTGAAGCGGTTTGCCTGCGATCAATAAATGAACATTTATTAAATTCGCCCAGAGCATGAATCGCATAAGTGCCAACCTGCTCTATAATACATTCATCAGCAAATATTTCACTGCACGAAATATACTTTTCAGTCTTAACATAACAGCCCTTGAGATAAATATCTATATTTACATTCCATGCAAAATGATCGACTGCCCAAAAATAAATATCTTTCAGCCTTAATACCTGAGATGTTAATGCGCCTATATTTAAGCGCCCAACGTCTTTTATTATTGCTTGATGTTTATTTTCTGCGACAAAAGTAACGAAAGGTAAATTAGTATCACGAAGTTCTTCGCCTGACGTAGTAAAAACATATGTTCCATCCTTCATTACAATTTGCTTAGAGCTCGTATTAGCTGCCGCAAGAGTAGCTTCATTGAATTGACTAAAATAGTAAGGATCAGAATCAGTCCCAGTACCAGTTCCACTTCCTGTTTGCATCCATATTGCATCTGCGCTAAATGATTTTTTATTTATTCCCCCAATCAAATGAGAATAACTTCTTAAATTAAATATACCACCCTCGGGATCAATTATTCCAGGATCCTGATAATCTAGAGCTAATATATTCGAAGGAATATCAACATAAATCGTGCCGAGATACTGCGTATTAGTAGAGCCAGGATCATCAAAAGAGCTTCCGTTTATACCATAAAGACAAGAGTTGGCGATAACATAATTTGCCTGAGCAGTCGTAACACGAGCATTACTAGTTAACCCAAGATTTCCACCGTCACCAGAAGAAGAATAACCATAATTCATTCTTCCATTACCATGAACAATGCAATCTCTCACGATTACAGGTCCATAAGGAGGTCCATGACTCCAAGATCCCGCTCCGCCCTGACCAACTAAATATAAAGCACTAGATATTGGAGTATTAGATCCAACATAAAATGTACATCCCAAAAGATCCATGCGGTCAATTGCAACAAAACCGCTACTTATGGATCCTTGAGTAGACGCGGCGCCCCAAGTACAAGAAACAGTACAATTTTTCATGTATGATCCATTTGCGGCTGCACGGCACGACGCAACACTACTACCTCCAATTGCTGCAGATCTAGCACTCGTTATTACCCCCTCAAACAAACAATTTTCTATTTTTAATATTGAATTAATGCTACTTCCTTCGAACTCCAACAAAGCTTTTGTACTCCTTAAGTTTTTAAATTTAAATCCTTTTATTTCTGTTTCTAAATCAGAAGGAGCAGAAATATCTATATTGTAAGTATCTGCGCCATTTATATGGCATTCTGTTAGTGGTAAATATTTTCTTCCTGCGCCGAAACTAAATTGTGAAGTTAAAGTAATTTCTTCATCAACAATATATATCGTATCATTGTTTAAAGAAATGGAAACAGCTTGTGATATTGTGGCGACAGCATTCTCTGGAGATGTTCCGTCGTTTGCATCATCGCCGTTAGCGGTATCAACATAAAATATATTATTAGCGCTAGGAGCAGTATATATCCCTCCGATCAAAGGCGAACTTGGTCTTAATTGCAAACCTGAAGGATCGTCGGTTAGAACTAATTTTGGATTTATATTTCTTATTTTTTCTGAATAGTCTTCATAGAAATTACTACCGGCTTTCCTTAAAGTATTAAATGTAGCCGAATTATCCGCTATATATAAAACATTATCCTGAAAATCTACATTGCTATGGGCATTATTGAAAAGCAGAATTTCCTGCCCAGCTGATTCAGAAAAATAAAATATATTATTTTTAATTGTCGTGCCTGCGCGGATGCTAGATAAAAATTCAGTAATAGTAAAAGACTTAAACCAAAAACTACAAGATTCCGCAAATGATTCTTGTCCCGTGCTATGACCTTGCGAATCAAATAAAAAATGATAACTATATGTTTTCGACGGAAAAAAGAAAGAACATCTTCTTAACCCCATAAAAGCTCTATTGCAAATATACACACTGGAATTAGTCATATCTCCATATCCAACCTCTGATGCTCGCTCGCTAAAAAGACAGTCGGTAAACTCAATTTTATTTAGGTTATCATAAATACTGCCCAGAATAGAGGCTCCTGATCCACTTTTATATATATCACATTTATCAATTTTACCATACATAGAGTCATGATCATTATGACCGCCCGCAGAACCTATGTTTGAATTAATGGATACTATAGTAAATCTTTTTATAGATGGTTCAGGTTCAATAGAAAAACCGATAACGGCAGCAGGCAACGCATGTTTAAAAACAGGATTAGGACTATCTGATACTATAATCATTCTGCCAAGAGAATATGTAGATTCATCGCGTCGAAGATGATGCCAAAGTGATCCGTTTATTCCCAAAGTTGAGAATCTGGTAGCCGTTGCCTCAAGATAAGTCTCTCCGAGCATAAGGTTACCATCTACAGAATGATATGGATACTCTCTTGAGGCGCCAGCTTCAATCCAATTAACAGAATCTTCTTCGGGAGACGTTGTAGAAGAATTATCTACCAAGCAAACATAAGTTCTCCAACTAGCAGACTCAGCGCCGTTGGCGTGGTGATAAGATTTTAATGTGGAAGACTGTAAATATACTCTATCACCAACTACATAAGAGTTTCCAGAAACCCATTGGGATCTAGAGCTAGAACCAACAGACTTTACATAGACGGTAGACATTAGAAATAACCACCGTCAATTAATAATGGTGCTGGATTGGCTCCTATAGATGCAGATTGAAAACCTTGTCTAATTGGCAAACCATTGGTTCCTAATGAGTCGCTATCTCCATTTATTAAAGAATATGACTCTAAATCAGTATGTACAAATTCTATATCCTCAGGACTGTCATTTGAATCAACTTTAACCGCAATTCCTAAAGCTAAGGCGTTATTAGGAGAAACCTCTTCATCTCCTCCAACTAAATGAGCAACTCTATTACCTAGCACATCTTTAGTAAATAAGATAAAAGAATCTTCATCAGAGTAAATTCTTGTATCAACAGGATTAATAGGATGCGCTCCAATATCAGTTGCGCCTTTTACTTGAAAGTCGTTAAATCTATACCAGCCAGATTCTAGCCCCCCTTCTCCTTTTGTGCCAATAACAAATCTATTTTGGTCTGTGAGCAATTTAAATTTTAAGTCGTCTTGAATGTCATCCAAAACATCTGAAGTTCCAAGACCTAATTTATCTGCACTCAATAAAGTAACAGGATTACCCTCAATGTCTAAAGCTTTTGGTACATAATTAAAAAATAAAGCTTGCTGATTTTCTGGATCAGGTTTAATTTCTGCATCACCAAATGATATACCAGATTGATCAAAAAGCACTTGTCCAGCTTGATTAGCCTGTAAAGATACGGCTCCTCCTAATTTAAGTCCGGAAGGAACAACTAGCTTTCCTTCGTCGAGAGATATGCTTTCATCACCAATAAACAATGAATTATCGCTCAAAAATAAGTGTCGTATTTTTTTCTCTGCAGAGCCTAAATCATATTGAGCATTTTGAGTGGGCATTATATGACCGTCTATTGTGGTCATTCCAGAAACGCCAAAATCACCTTGAACTTCAGCGCTACCATCGCTTTCTACTTGTAGCAACTCTTTTCCATCAACTCTAAGATCTTGAAATCTTCCAGTGTCAAAATAAGCTGCACCCCAAGCGGTATCTTCTAAACCTAACCCTCCTTCTCCGCTTGCCCTTGGAATTATTATTTTTGTTGCCATAGTATTATCTACACTTTATTTTATAATATAGTTAAATAGTCTCCTGTTTGTTCAAAATACTGTCCAGATTCATCAAATGAAGCGTATCCAGTTTCTCTTGGAATTAGTGTGTCATTTTCTCCTGTTTCCCATAAATGCATAGCAGGATTGGATGTGATTATAGATTCATTTCTCAGAACAAGAGAGTTACCTGATTCATCAAACCATAGCAGAGACTCTACCGGAGGTTCAACAGAATCTCCAATTTCATTAGGATTTGCAGAAATTAAAATATCTAAATAACAATCAGACTCAGCGATTTGATTGGAAAATTTGATATTAAATCTTTGCGTGTTTAAATTATAAACAGAATGAGAATAAGTGCCCGTAGGCTCAGAGTCAAATCTAATTGAAGCAAACACTCTTGGGTTAGCAAGATATTGCTTAAAGTCCCCAAGTGAATTATATGATATATTTAAAGATGAAGAATTCTGAGGAACACTGATGGACTTAGAAAAAACGTTGGAAGAACTAGAAGATGGGGCTTGTCCGAGTTTTCTCATAAATACCCAATCTTCGGTATTATTTTCCCCAGTTTTTTCGTAAATACTATTCGAATCAGTATCTATATATTCCGAGCCAATCATACCTGCGGCATAAATACTACCACTAGGATGGCCAGTTGCAAGAATAAGAGGTTTTCTTATTCCAAGGTTAGCGTTAACGAAACTTTCGAAAGCACCCATGTCTTAAACCTCCTTTTGGCTATGATATAACAATGCTGCAGAATACAAATCTAAATTATATTCTAATGACAAATCATTTACCTCTGATAGAGGAGTTAACTTTTCTATACGATTAATATCTTCTATGCAAGATTTAACGCTATCTTTCCAGCTTGAATTTTCATTTGAAAGAATTACGGATTGACATAATTCATCAATCATTTCCTTTTCTTGTTTCTTGAGTCGTTTTTTATTAAGTTTCTTTTTAATTTCTGCAACAGCAAATAATCTCAAATCTTCTGTATTGTAAATTACTTCCTGTATATTCTCCCTACTAAATGATGCCGAACTAGATTGTTGAGGTATACCTGAAGTTCCTACAGGTCGACCGACTTCTTGCTTTACTGTTTGCTCTGGAGGCTTATCCCCACCTATTTCTGGAGTCACCATGGGCACTCCTCCAACTATAGGATTAAACATGCCATCTTTTCTTTGTTCAACATATTCTTTTTGAGCTTCCTCTAGTTCGGATGGATCAGGATAAACGCCTTTATCAAGAACCTCCATGCCTTGTTTTGGAGTAATAACCCCGAGTTCCATTAAACGAGTGGCAACGCGCTGAAGCTGAACTTCGTCTTTAATATCTGTTTCTTGAAATTTAACTTTAGGATATTTTCTAAAACCTAGATTTTGGCATACCATTTTAATTTGAGGTTGAAGAAAATCATAAATAAATGCATTCCTAGATTCTTTAAGTCTTTCTAGGAATATTTTCGCCTTAACCTGAGTATTGCTGTATCGCTCATCACCGATAATCACATTCTGTAAACCCTCCTTAATATCATTATTTATAACCTCGTATTTAGCGGGGCCAACCACCTTACCGATGTCAGGAATAATAAATTGAGCTTTTGTTGTATAGTCGCTAACTAATACCCTACCAACACTTTCATTCTTAAATAAGGTTTGCATAGCCTCCATATTCCTCGGATTAATTCCGCCTTTATCAGGCTCAGCGCCCATAGTGATTAACAATATTACATTTTCTATTGTGCGACAAATTGCTTGGTCAATTTTCTTTAATTCTAATTTTGCATTAATATCATCAAGAACAGGAAAGCCAAAAGGAACCGCAAAAGGTTCGTAATCTTGTTTTTTATAAAAAGAATATATTAAATGACTTGGATCTAGCTTAACTTTAATTCCGTCTTGATTGTATTTCCCTGTTTTAATCTTTTCCTTAATATCTACATCCAATGAATCGTAAACCTGAAGGTCGTAATCGGTTTTTGGATTCTTCAACCTTTCGATATCATATTCAGATAATATTTTTTCATAACTCCCACTTTCGAAAGACGAGGCTTTAGTTGCAGTAATGTCATATGGATTTAATACTATATATTTAACAGGAAGCTTTCCTGGTTGAAGGGATATGGTCGAGCCATATATTTTGCTTAAGTTATCGAAATCCTGTTGAGTAAATTTTCCATCTACCCTATATAAAAATATATTACCACTCCTATAATACTCCCTAAAATATTGATCCTTAAGATTCCATAAATTAACTTTATCAAACCACTTGTATATAAAGTCTCTAGATTTTTGAGTTCCTCCCTCTAGATATAAATTAGCGTTAGCAAATTCCGCCATCACATCAATCGCGTTCCTAAAAACAGAAATATTTGCATAAGCTTTTTGACATAACTCGATAGTATCTCTTATATTAACCCCATCACTCCCATATACATAGGGCAACATTCCTCCAGATATATTAGAAAATCTGAATTTTTTATTGTTTTTATGAATAACATTTCTTCTAGTAGCGAACTCGTCAGCTTTAGATCCACTTCTTGCATATGAAGATGCATGCGACTCAGTATAATACGGATCTCCAGCAGCAAAAGGAGCAGAAAAATCGCTCTTTATAATTGACTCAAGATTAGCGTTACTATCTTTTTCAAATTTATTCCAGTAATCCGAGCGTTTGGTATATTTTCTTTTGCTCATTCATTATGATACACAAAAGTTAAAGTAAAGTCTAATAAAAGTCCAAAGTTAACTTTTAACTTTTAAGTTTTTATCACCGTGTGTATATATCGAATATGAGCAATAAAAATAAAATATGCATTGTTAAAGTTCGAGGTAAAGAGATGATTGGTAAGGTTTTAGAAGAATATGAAGAAATTGGCGGACCAGATGATGGAGCCATTTTCGCTCGAATCAAATTAGATAACGGACAAACTATTACGGTCAAAATGTCCAATGCAGAGTGTAATGATTTATATGAGTGATCATACCCATAATAAAAATTTCAGATACAGTAACGATAATAGAGACTTCTCTCCTAGCCAATTTGATTACCCATCCCAACAAGAAATTAATTCAAATTCTAGTAAAGGCGATCGATTTTATTACCCAAATGACAATAGAGGCTATTACCCCAATTCTAATCGAGAAGATATTTCATCTATTGATCCAATTAATAAAATACAGCATCCGAATTCAAATTATAAGATAGATGCAAGCCCATGGACTCCGCATCAAATATCAACAAAATTTTGGTATGATGCTTCAGATACATCCACGATAACATCATCTTCAAATGTCATTTCTCAAGTGAATGACAAGTCCGGAAATGGACTAAACTTAAATGTAATAACATCAAACAAGTTTGGACCTAAGACGGGAACCCGCTCTTTAAATGGGTTGAATGTTTTTGCGTGGGATGGAGAAAATCAAATTCTAGAAAATGATAATTTTTTTCACGACCAAGCAAGTACTGCATTATTTATAGCCATAGTCTTCAGAGCAGACTCAGATCAAACACAGGATTTTTTACTTGCTGGTACAGAATCTACACAAGCAGGAAAAAGAATGTCTGTTCGAAGAGAGGAGAATCTTAACCGCATTCAAATTATAGGCGGAAGCAATACTGGAACAAACATATCATTAACTTCAAACACGAATACCGGACCAGAAGGAGAAGATACTATAATACTAACTAAGATGAATTCTACATCTTCTGCTATCCGCATAAATGGAGAACTTGCAAAAACAGGAAACATAGGAACAAACGCATTAGATTCCTTAAATATAGGAGGTAATGCTTTAGAAAGGCACAACATATACGGCTATATCGCCGAAATTATATCTTTTACAGACTTCAACCAACAAACAATTGTAGAAGGCTACCTAGCTCATAAATGGGCATTACAATCAAAACTTCCATCATCTCACACTTACAAAAACTCTGAACCTACATTATAAAAATGATATTTGCTATATTAACCTTAATTTCAGCGCTTAGCATTTCTGTTATTGCCGCGTACTTTAGTATTATTGGTCTTGCCACTATATTTCCAGGCTCTATTGGAGCAGTTATAGCCATGGGGGCAGCCCTAGAAGTTGGTAAAATTATAGCCGCTATATGGCTACATAATAATTGGGGTTCTGCACCAAGAATGATAAAGATATATTTATTCTCGGCAATACTAGTTTTAATGGGTATAACAAGCATGGGCATTTTTGGATTCCTATCTAAGTCTCATATCGAACACCAAAATCATGCAGATAAGAATATAGCCCTAGCTTCTCAAGTCGAAACTAAAATCACCAGAGAACGTGAATTTATAGACAGGCAAAAAGAATTAATACAGCAAACCGAAAATAGCAATCAAAACCTTAGCGATAAAAGCCAAGAGAACATTAAATTAGAACAAGAAAAGATAGATCAACTAAATACCCAACTAGCAAAAGATATAGCTCTTGACAGCAAAATGCTTCTGCCTATTCAATCTAGAATAGATCAATTAAACAAGGAATTAAATGAAGTAAAGAATAAGCCTGGCGGATTTTTCTCAAACAAGAAAAAAGAAATAGAAAAAATTACAGCCGAACAAGCGCAAGAAAGAGAAGAGTTATCTGTAAAAAAATCTGACATTGAATCGCGTATTTCAAAGTACAGAAATGAAACATCTGCATTAATATCTGATATAAGAAAAAGAATACAAGAATATCAATCTATTGGATTCGAAAAGCCAGATGATGTAAAAAATAAAATAGAAGAGTATAATAATAAAATTTCTATTTCATTAGATAAAATTGATGAATTGGAAAAAGAAAAATTTAATTACGACGACGGTTCTAGGCAGTTAGAAGCTGAGGTTGGTCCAATTAAATATGTGGCTGAACTTATATCTGATTTTACTGGAGTAGAATTTGACATAGGAAAAGCGGTCAGAATAGTAATTATAATACTTATTTTTGTATTTGACCCTCTCGCAGTTCTACTTGTACTTGCGGCCCATATTAGCTTAATGAAAAGATTCCCAGGTTTGCAAGTAAATGAGGTGGATATTATAACCAAAAACTCAGAGATTAAACTTCTATCCAAGGAACTTGAAAACCAAGAGAGAGAGTTGATTGAAAAGAAAAAAGATCTAGACCAGGAGGAAAAGATAATAGAACTTAAAGAATCTCAAGTTAATTCATATAAAAAAGAAATAGAAAAATATAAAGAGTCTTCTAGGCAAGCCAAAATAGAAGCAGAAAAAAGAGTTATAGAACTAGAAAAGCATCTACCCGTTAAAGAAGAAATAGAATCTTTACATAAAAAAAGAGAACATGCTCGAGAAGAACTTAACGAGATTAGATCTTCAAAGAAGAAGGTTCTAGAAAAAGCGGATGAGTTTAAAAAAGATATCACCGAAATCAAAAAGATTGCAATTAAAAGACGAGCTAACGAGCAGATAATATCATCAACAAGAAATGAAATTTCAGAATGCACCCTTGAACTAGACAAACTAAAGGAGAGCCTTGCAGATCTCAAAGACCAAGAAGATATTAAATCTAAGCACGTAGATTCCCTCAGATCAAAGATGGATAAACAAGAAAATGAGATTAGAGACTTGATGTCTAAAAACAAAATACTTAAATCAGAAAATAATCAATTTAAAAATCAAATCGAAGAAATACAGGAATTAAAACAATCTATTGATGAACTATCTAAACAAAAACAAATTGCTCTCGACAAACTGAATCAATCTCGGGACGAACTAATTATAATCAAAGGCCAAACACCTAATGGTTTCTACGTAACTATACCTTCCCCTAAGAGCGGCGCTCATAAATTTACAAAAATAGCAGATTTTTCTAAAACAGATATACTTAACTGTCAGGCGGTTTCTCTAGAAATAGAAGATAAGTGCCCAAGTAGAAATATTGACTCAATGCAAAATATTTTCGAATCCAGTATTAAAAAATACTTAAACGCAAAACTAGATAATCGTAGCTATAGAGAAAATAAGCCTTCCTACGAATTTATACCTTGACAATAGTAAATTTATATGCTATCGTTTATGAGTGAAACAAACTCATAAAAAAGATCTAATTAAAAAATTTGTAGAAGAACCTAAGAACCAAAAGAGGATTTTCTGGGCAAGAGAGATGAAAATTCTCAATGACCTTCTAGAGATGTTTCCTAATTTAGATTTTTGGGGGAAAGTTTCCCTACCAAAATCAAACTCACTAGCTTTACTCAGAAGCCCTGCAGGCCTAAAAAGAGTGAGAAAAAAATATAGAGAATTTAACTATAAAATTCCAAAGAAAAAAAATATTAAAATTGGAAAGAAATTTGGAGAAGATAAGTTAATATCTAAAAAGACAAAAACAATAAGAGGATTCATAGATGGCAAAAACTAAAGAAATACAAACTACGGATCAGATAGCTAAATTCTTATCTGATAAAGATAACCAAAAATACCACTACAATTTTCACGAAGGAGACGATTACAAAATTCCCAGCGGAAGCCTAAATCTAGATATAGCACTTGGCGGAGGTCTACCTAGCGGAGCTCACAGGTTTACAGGGATCAATGAAGGAGGTAAGACTAGTTGCGCCATGGCTTTCGCAAAAAACTTTCAGCAGATGTTCAAAAAAGAGGGTATGATAATTTACATTAAAAGCGAAGGTAGGTTTAGCCCCGAAATGATTGAGAGATGCGGAATTGACACGGATCCCGAAAAGTTCTTTGTTTTTGACTGCAACGTTTTTGAAAAAGTTTTCGAACTAATTAGAGAGCTTGTTTTTAATAATGAAAACAACAAAAAGTATATGTTTATCATTGATAGTGTCGACGCTCTTTGCAGAGTCAATGATATTGACAAACCTTTTGCTGAATCAGAGCAGGTAGCAGGCGGCGCATTAATCACGTCGGTTTTCTTAAAGAAGATGGTGTTACCTATAACTAAAATGGGGCATACAATGATCCTCACAAGCCAAGTAAGGGTTGAAGTTGCGACAAATCCTTACGCCTCAAGAGGTGGACCCAAAGTAAAGCAGGCTGGTGGAAACGCAATCAAACATTACGCGAACTTTATTCTTGAATTTCAAGAAAGATTTTCTTCAGATATGATCTTTAAAAATCCAACCGCTACAAGACTTGATGAAAAAGGAGAGCCTATAGGGCATTATTGTAAAATAAAATTCAGAAAAAGCGTAAATGAAAAAACGGGCTCAACCGTAAGATACCCAATTAAATATGGGCAAAAAGATGGTAAGTCCGTCTGGAGGGCTAGAGAGATACTAGATATGCTTTATCTTTTTAATTTGATCGAAAAGAAAGGTGCATGGATATCCGTTTCAGAAGACCTAATCAAAGAGATCTCAGATAACAAGCTAGAAATAAATGAAAAATTTCAAGGAGAGCAAAGATTAATCGATTTTCTTGAAGAAAATGAAAAACTCTCTAATTTCCTATACGAAGACTTTAAGAACTTAACCAATGCGCTTTAGAACTCTATTTGGCGCTATACGCACTGTAAAAAAAGCAAAAAAATATTTAATCGACTGGGACGGACCAAGCCGAAGCAAAATACAGTTCAAAACAAAACAGTTCCTAAAACAATACTGGTCAAATTATATTGTATTTGAAGAATTTCCTGTAGCAGGAACAAAACTATCCCTTGATTTTTATAATGCTAATAAAAAAATAGCGATTGAAGTCCAAGGAAAACAGCACACAAAATATGTACCTTTTTTTCATGGCAAAAATAAGATAAATTATATTAATCAATTAGCGAGAGATCAAGACAAATTTAAGTTCTGTGAATTAAACGAAATTCAACTAGTAGAAATCTACGAAGATGACATTTTAAATGAAAAACTATTCGAAAACTTCGGGGTTAATCTTTAATATGTGTAATAACATATAATGAACGAAGAACATATTGACCCAGAAAATTTACAGAGATTTAATTTACCAGAAAACATCATCACTCAACTATTTGAATTCTCTGGCTCAACAGGAGGAGATAGCGGATTTATTTTATCTTACGTGAACCAAGAAGGTTTACCCTCAATTATAACAAAAGCCAACTCTCCAATAATTGAAATGGGCTTACGTAAAGCCTTAGAGC